TACCCCGAAAACGCCTCAACAAGTCATTATCGGCTTGAATCGGATGCAGAACAGTCATGACGGCTGAAATCGTCTCTATCGGGCTGCAAACGGCTGAGGTAGGGGTTACAGAACCTCGTTATGGCTCCCAAGTGCCTAGAATCCGGTCAAAGCCTAGTGATCTACCCACTCGGGGCGATGAGATGATTCAATTCTGCATCGACATCGGCTTCCCGCTCTTGCCTTGGCAGGAACAACTAGCTCGAGACTGCCTTAGATATAAACCAGACGGCAGATGGCTGCATCCACTTATAGGAATCATGTTGCCGCGCCAGCAAGGCAAGTCGACCTTTATGGCGCTTAGAATCTTATTCGGCATCTATGTATTAGGCGAAAAGATGCACCTGGCCACAGCTCATAAGTTAACTACCTCATCTGAAATCTTCTTTAAGGTCTCAGAAATTATCGAGAACAGTCAGGTACTCCTGGATAACTTTGCAAAGAAGTACGAATCTAAAGGATCGCAGGAGATTCGGTTTAAGAATAAGGCTCGCTACTTAATCAGAGCCGGTAACTCAGCTGCTCGAGGTATTGCCGCACCGGATGTAATTCATATTGACGAGTTACGAGAATTTGATACAGAAGATGTTTGGAGTTCGATGCGCTTTACCCAGATGTCGAATCCCAACCCGCAGGCCTATGTATATTCCAACGCCGGCCATGCCAATTCGGTTCTCTTGCATAAGTTTAGGGAGCGAGGCATTGCAGCTAGTGAAGGAGCCGATGATTCTATTGGCTGGTTTGAGTGGAGTGCAGAGCCCGGGGCGGACATAACCGATAAAGAGGCTTGGTATCAATCTAACCCTAGCCTTGGCCACACAGTCCATGAGGACAATATCAAGGACAGTTTATCGGATCGCGAGGACATCTTTAGGACAGAAATCCTTTGCCAGTTCGTCTCGATGATTAACCCAGTTATCTCTGAAGCCGAGTGGAAAAAATGCAAGGTCGATAATCTGCCTCAGTTAAATGTCGAGCATGATACTTGGATGGCAATAGATCTTAGCCCGGACAGGAAACACGGAAGTCTCGTTGCAGGCCAGAGAATCGATGGCGATAGGTTTATGGTCAGCCTTCTCCATACTTGGTTTAACCCGGTCAACCTCGATGACAAAGAGATGGCTAACGATATTGCTTATTGGGTGCGCAAGTTCCCGGTTAATGCCGTGGCTTATAGCAAATCGACAGCCTCGGCAGTCGCAGCTCGATTAGCACCAGCCGGAATTCCTATCCATGAGATTACGGGTCAGGAATATCAACAATCCTGCGATGAATTCGTATCGGCAGTCTCTTCGATGCGTTTAGCCCATTCGGATCAAGAGGAATTAACTAAGCAAGTTCTGAGCGCCGTTAAATTAACTCGAGGAGATGGCGGTTGGGTAATGGGTCGTAAGGCTTCAGGAATTGTCTGCGGAGCAGTTGCCTCAGCGATGGTTACTCACTTTGCGACACGCGCTGAATCTGAAGTAGACATTCAGGTAGGATAATGTCTAGACAGTAGCGTATAATATGTCCAATGGGAATCCGGGACATCTTTACATCATCAAAGCCAGCGGTCGAAGTCACAGTCGATGCTGCTTCTACCCCTGCGCCGTTTAATAACACGGCTTCATTTAATCCTTTCGTATTTACACAATCAGTCGCTTCTCGCCAGCAAGCTATGGCAGTTCCAACTATCGCAAGATCGCGTAACATCATCTGTTCAACTCTTGCAGCTCTTCCACTCGAGCAATACTCAAAGGTCGATGGATCACACATGGGAACACCGGCTGTTATCAATCAGCCAGACCCACGCGTTCCCGGTTCTGCCATTTACGCATGGCTTGCAGAAGATTTACTTTTCCACGGGGTTGGGTATGGTCAAGTTCTCGAGCAGTATGGGGACACCGGAAGAGTTCGCGCATGGACTCGCGTAGCACCAGATCGCGTAACAACTAAACTTAATAACAATCAGACAGAAATCGTTGGCTATCAAGTAGACGGTTCAGTAGTTCCAACTCAAGGAGTCGGTTCTCTAGTAGTGTTCTATGGCCTCGATGAAGGATTACTTAATCGTGCGGGCCGCACAATTCGCGCAGCTCATGCCCTTGAGCAAGCAGCCGAAACTTTCGCTAAAGAACCAGTACCTTTACAAGTTCTTAAGTCAAACGGCACTAACCTTCCAGCAGAGCGAATCTCAAAGCTTCTTGAATCTTGGAGAACTGCTCGCCTTACAAAGTCAACTGCGTTCCTCAATGCAGATGTTGAATTGCAGGCGTTGGGCATCGATCCAGCCAAACTACAGCTGAATGAAGCTCGTCAATATGTCGCTCTGGAATTGGCTCGCGCCTGCAACCTTCCTGCCTACTTCGTAAGCGCAGAAACTACGAGCATGACCTACTCCAACAGCGTTTCGGAAAGGCGTAGCCTTATCGATTTCAGCATGAAGCCGATTTTAGCGAGCATCGAACAACGCCTATCCATGCCGGACTTCTGCCCTTCAACTGGTGAGATTCGATTTAGCCTAGATGAATTCCTGCGCTCCGATGCTCTACAACGCGCTCAGGTATACGAGATTCTAAATCGCATTGGCGCCATGAGTGTCGAGCAGATTAGAGAAGAAGAAGATCTAATTGATAACAAGGAGACCCGATGAAGATAACAATGCCATACGCCATTACAGCGGCGGATGCAGAGTCTCGCATTATTGCAGGCCGTATCGTTTCATGGAACGCTGAAGGCAGTACCTCAGCAGGCCGCACTATGTTCAAAGAAGATTCAATCAACATGGCTAAAAACATTAAATTAGTCCTACAACACGATGTAACCAGACCTTTGGGCAAACTTGTCAGCTTTGAAAAGGATGCTACAGGGATCACAGCAGAATTTCGCATTGCGAAGACAACCGCTGGTAATGATGCCCTTGAAGAAGCAGCAACCGGATTACGCAGCGATTTTAGCGTGGGTGTAGATGTTGAAGAGTGGGATAACGAGGATGGCGTTATGGCTATCAGCGCATCTAATCTCATCGAGGTCAGCCTTGTTACAGATGGCGCAATCCCAGGCGCAGAGGTCGCGAAAGTAGCGGCTGAAGATACAGAAATTTCTGAGACACCTCAGGAAGAAACACAATCAACTACAGAAGGAGAACAAGTGTCAGACACTACCGTTCCAGAAGTTGCTCCTGCCGCAGAAACGGTAGAGGCTGCAAAGGTTGAAGTTAAGGCTGCAACAGCACCTTATATCTCAACAACTGTTCGTAACCCAATCGTTGATAAGGCTTCTTATCTCGAGCACTCAGTCCGCGCCTCACTAGGCAACGACACATCAAAGATGTATGTTGCAGCAGCAGCAGACACAACAGACAACGCTGGTCTAGTACCAACTCGTCAACTTACAGAGGTCATTAACGGCATCTCAAACGCAGACCGCCCATTAATTGACTCAATCTCAACAGGCGCACTACCAGATGCTGGTATGACTTTCGAGATTCCTAAGATTACAGTTGCTCCAACAGTTGCAATCGCAGCTGAAGGCGGAACACCATCAGAGACAGACCAGAACGCTGCTTTTGTTTCAGTCGATGTTAAGAAGTACATCGGACAGCAGACATTCTCACTCGAGCTTCTAGATCGCTCATCACCTGCTTTCTTTGCAGAACTCGTACGCCAAATGGAATACGCATACGCAAAGGCAACAGATGTAGCAGTCGGAACTGCACTAATTGCAGGCGGAACAGACGGCGGAAACCGTACTCTCACAACAGGCGCTCTTGCAGCTGATTTCGTATCAGATGCAGCAGTTTCAATCTACGAGAACACACTCGGATTCGCAACAAACATCGCAGTATCTCCAGCACAATGGGGTGTACTTATGGGCTTGGTCGATTCTTCAAATCGCCCAATCTTCCAGCAAACAATCAACCCACAGAACGCAGGCGGAACACTTACAGCAACAGCAGTTCGTGGAAACCTTCTCGGTCTCAA